ATGCACTTAGTAAAATTGGAAGAGATTCCTGGTGCTAAAGAAGAATTGAAAAAAATTCGCAAACGATTCTACGATTGGATGAAAGATCCTTCTGCATTTTCAGAGTAATTCACAAAATACCCAAGAAACCTTGCAAAACAGGGCATTTCTTGTCAGCAGGAGGTATATTATGACATCAATTCGTGTTTTATTCGTATGCCACGGCAGGGCTATGGAAAGTCAGTAAAATCAAGGCTTTAGGGGGCATTACTTGGGTATATCGTGGCAAGTGTAGTAGTAAGGGACTACGGTAATACTACGAATGAGGGAATGCAAACAAGCCGATGTAGAAGTACAAATTTTAACGGTAGTAGCAATCGTTAGAATGTAAGGGCTATCGTTATATAGTGTGCAATCGTTGAAATGTTCAGTAATATCGTGTAAAATGAATATCTAATTGGATATGAACATATAATATTAATGCAGCCATAAGCTGCGATTTGAACTTATTTTGACATTGACAAGCGGCTCATTTGGATGTATATTTTAAGTACAGTAAGAGATTACTGCAAATGTTTGTTGCTACTCGATATGCAACTCAAACAAGGTCGAGTTCAAATGTTTGTCGCTACTCGATATGCGACTTAGAAAAGGTCGAGTTCAAATGTTTTGAGGTTCCATTCGAGAGGATGGGGCCTCTTTTTAACGATAGGAGAAGAAATGGAAATAGGACATTTTTATTATATTGATGATCAGTACTTTAAGGATTTTCCAGATCCTTATTTGATGCAGAATAAGGAAAAAGTAAATGGACAGTTGCATGACAGACCATGTTTTTACGCATTCCAGGATAGTAATACTCAGCTATTTTGGATGATTCCGTTTTCGTCACAGGTTTCTAAATTTAAGGGGATTTATAATAAGAAAATGCAAAAGTACCATAGGTGCGATACAATTGTTTTTGGAGAAGTACTTGGTCATGAGAAGGCTTTTTTGATTCAAAATATGTGTCCGATTACAGAAAAATATATGAAAAATGAGTATTTGGACTCTGCTGCCAATATACCAGTTCGTGTTGATGGTAGATTGGAAAAGGAATTGAAGGATAAGGCAGGGAAAGCATTAGCGTTGCAGAGAAAGGGCGCAAAGCTGATTTTTCCAGATGTCCTTAGTATAGAACAGGAATTATTATAATAGATGGAAATATCTATCGAATATAGAGACAGTCTGTCTGATCAAAATCAGGATAAGGACAAGTATTCGTTGGTACTTGCCAATCCACCTTTTAAGGGAAGTCTGGATGCAGAGTCAGTTTCCGGAGATTTGCTTAAGGTATGTAAGACAAAGAAAACAGAATTATTATTCCTTACCTTGTTCCTTCGTATCTTAAAGATTGGTGGAAGATGTGCTTGTATTGTACCGGATGGAGTGCTTTTTGGATCTTCTAAAGCGCATAAGGATATCAGAACAGAGATTGTAGAAAATCAGAGATTGGAGGCTGTTATTTCCATGCCTTCCGGTGTGTTTAAACCATATGCCGGTGTATCTACCGCTATTCTGGTATTTACTAAAACAGAGCATGGTGGAACGGATAATGTGTGGTTCTATGATATGAAGGCTGATGGCTTCAGTCTTGATGATAAGAGAGCTGTTGTGTCTGAAAATGATATCACTGATATCATCAAGAGATTTAAGAATCGTGAGCAGGAAATTGATAGAAAACGTACCGAAGTAGAGTACCGCGCTCTAATATATCAAACTCAAACCTATAGAAAGTGCCTGTATCTGTTGAAGAGAATGTTGTCAACTCTTCATCAGTAAAAGTGACAGAAAAGATAAGTGGTGTAGATAAAAAATGAGCTCTATACCATTATAAACTGTGTTGGAAAAATGAACCATCATATATCCATCTTGCGCTTGTACACTTTTATGGCAACAAAAATGGTGAGAATATTTACAAGGCTTTGAAAAAAGAGAAATTCGAAGCACCTGCGGTTCGATGGAAGAAAGATACTAAACTAAAGAAATTTATTGAACTTATCTTGATTCACACGAATACAGCTAATATTGATGTTCCAGAATCGTTTTCAGGGTATCTATCAAATAACATAGTAGGCGATAAGAAGTCTATGAGTGCTAAAATCACAAAGCAATATCCAAAGAATGGAACGCAACTTAACAAGATATTCAAGCCATTTTATAAGACACTTGCAAAAATAAAGAAATAACAAGAAAGAGGCCGGAACGATAAAGGATGGCACGATATCGCCTAAGTCGAAGGCAAGTTCTTCTAACTCTGGCAATATAAAGATAAAAATATGAAAAAAGTATTTGACAAAGAGTATTGTGTATGATAGTATAATACACGGTTCGTTGGTCAAGCGGTTAAGACGCCGCCCTCTCACGGCGGAAACACGGGTTCGATTCCCGTACGGACTGCTTTAAAAGTCGCATAAACACTGTGTTTGCGGCGTCTTAAAAAAAATTGGTACTCAAAATGGTACTCAAAAACTGAACACAAAAGAAAGGAGTCTGCACAAGTGCTTTAGATTCTTTTCTGCAAATGGTAGACTTGGAACGCTGTGGGCGTTCTTTTTTTGTGCGGTTTTTCTGCTTATTTTTTGCGGAAGAACCGTATTTTTTTATGCAAAAATATAAGCATAGGAGGGATGCGGAATGTTATTTACAGATGAAATTCTTGAAAAAATCTTAACAAGAGAAGATGTGTCAAAGGTTCCGCTTGTGTATCAGTCAGCAATGATTCACGCAATCAAGGAAGTATTGGAGGAAGAGAATGTATCAGATGCAAAATCAGAATATGGCGTTTAACCCAAACCCAAGCTATGCCGCTTATCAGTATAACCCAATGCAGAGGTTTCAACAGCCAGAGCCACAGATTCCGCAGATGCAACCACAGTTTCTTGGAATCCAAGGAAAAGTAGTGCAGTCGGAATCAGCGATCATGGCGAATGATGTGCCTATGGATGGAAGCGTTGCGTTTTTCCCAATGCAGGATATGAGCGCAATCGTAGCAAAACAATGGGATGCCAATGGAACAATCAGAAAGACCGTTTACAAGCCTTTTAATGAACAGATGGCGGATTCTTCAAGTGACGATAAAAGAATCGAAATAGGGCTATCTGACGATGCGACAAAGGCTATTACTGACAAATTAGATTGCTTGTTTGGAAAGATGGAAGAGTTGGAAGATAAGTTATCTTCGCAAACGCAAAGAAAATCTTCACGAACACAAAAGGAGAGTGAGTCTTAATGAATCCTATGCAGATGTTACAGGGAATGAAAAACCCACAGCAGTTTTTACAACAAATGATGGGGAATAACAGCGTAATGAGCAACCCTATGGCTAGAAATGCTATGCAGATGGCGCAGAAGGGAGATTCCAAAGGCATTGAACAGATGGCTAGGAATTTGTGCAAAGAAAAGGGAATTGACGCAGATAAGGCTTTTGAGTCGTTTAAAAGCCAATTAGGAATGTGATACTAATTCTTGCAAGATTATGTATATAAAAAATGAATTATGGAGGTAAATTCTATGTTTAACACAGGTAATTGTGCATCCGTTCCGCTTGTCGCGAACATTGACGGAAACGGAAATAACAACGGATGGGGCGCAGAAGGCTCATGGTTATGGTTCATTATCGTTATCTTCGCTATCTTCGGATGGGGTGGATTCGGTAACGGATTCGGAGGAAACGGAATGAATGGTGGTGTCGGAAGCGAAATCCAGCGCGGATTTGATAATCAGGCGGTTGTGTCAAAACTTGACGGCATTACAAACGGACTTTGTGACGGATTCTATGCAGTGCAAACCGGCATGAATGGCATCAACACAAACATTTTGCAGACCGGATTCGGCATTCAGCAGGCTATCAATGCTGATACAGTCGCTAATATGCAGAATACAAACGCATTACAGTCACAGCTTGCTAACTGCTGCTGTGAAACAAGAGAAGCTATCCAGGGCGTAAACTACAACATGGCACAGAACACTTGCGCTTTGCAGAACACCATGAACAGCAACACGAGAGATATTATTGACAGTCAGAATGCAGGAACACGCGCTATTCTTGATTATCTCTGCAATGAAAAAATTTCTTCCTTACAGGCAGAAAATAGCGACCTTCGCAGAGCAGCTTCACAGGATCGTCAGAGCGCATTACTTACAACTCAGATGGCAGCTCAGACACAGCAGATTATCAATGCAGTAAATCCGTCTGCTATCCCGGCATATGTTGTACCTAACCCAAATGCTTATGCATATGGATGCGGATGCAACACCGGTTGTGGCTGCTAAAACTAAATAATTGAGTATCTTAATTGAGTTTAACTCGATCATGTCTGCTAAGCAGTATTACTTATAACCAAAGGGCAGACTGTAATGTTTGCCCTTATTTTATGGAAGAGAGGTAAAAATAATGGAAGTAACAGGAATTGCATTACAAACCGTTGCCGCTGGAGAAGATGTTGCATTTACAGAAACAGCAGTAAACGGAACAAAATGTATCGTACACAGACAGGGAAGTGGAATTATCAAGTTAAGAGGTATCACAAATCAGTGTAAGGCTAGATTTTTAGTATCGTATTCCGGCAACATTCAGATACCTACAGGCGGTACAGTTGGAGCTATTTCGCTTGCCATTGCAGTAGACGGAGAGCCTTTACAGTCAACACGAATGATTGTAACACCGGCAGCAGTACAAAATTTATTTAACGTTTCAGCTCAAGCATACGTGGATGTACCTTGTGGCTGTTGCAGTACTGTAGCCGTGCAGAATACGTCCGCACAGGCTATCGAGGTTCAGAACAGTAATTTGATTGCAGTAAGGGAGGCTTGATATTATGCATAAGTTTGCGAAACAGATTATGGATTGCGTGAAAGCCCACGTTGACGGCATCGGAATCGAGAATTTTGAGGGCCAAAACCTTGATGATCTCAAGGATTGGACGGAGATTGCAAAGAATATCGTATGTTTTGACAAGGACTATAACATTGTTGAAGCAATGAAAAAGTCTGAAGATGAAGAAATCATGCGCATGGTGGAAGAATTTGGGGATTATCCGGTAAGAAGATACTATAATGAGTACCGGTACTCAAACGGAAGATTCGCACCAAAAGGGCGCGGAACACGCAGAGGATATGTAGAACCACCATATTATCATCAGATGCCGGAAGATTACCACGAATGGGAGAGAATGCCGGAATACGACCGAATGAGAGATCTTGACCGAATGAGTATGGGAAAGATGTATTATTCAGAGCCTATGAGCGGAAATAATGGCATGAGTACCGGTACTCACGATGCAAGAGAGGGCAGAGCCGGTATGAGTCGGAGAAGCTATATGGAAACAAAGGAAATGCATAACGGAAATTCACCGGAAGATAAGGACGCAAAGATGAAAGAACTTGAAAAGTACATGAAATCACTTTCGGAAGATGTGACAGAACTGTTTTCAGGTATGTCCCCAGAAGAGAAACAGTTGACCAAGACAAAGCTGACTACGCTTGTCACGAAAATGTAATAGAGAGGGCATTTTGCCCTCTTTGTTTGCGAGGTGGTAAATTGTTCACGATAAACAATGAAATGTGGAATTTGGTCAAAGTATCGCGTTACAGCGATATGCTACAGAGAAGTGATGGAAGCAGAACTGTAGGCATGACCGACAGAGACACGAAAACGATATATCTTGCGGATGATCTACGCGGAAGGTTCCTTGACCGCGTACTATGCCACGAATTATGTCATGCGTTTTGTCTTTCGTATAATGTATACATGGATATTGATACCGAGGAAATTGTAGCAGACTTCTTGACTACATACGGAAGAGAAGTATTTGAAATAGCAGACAGACTATTGATTGAACTTATGGAGGTTGCATAATGGATAAAATTTCAGAACTCTTACAGTACGTGCACCGAACGAATCCGGAAATGACTAGGGAAAGGCTGATAGAAGAGTTGAGCAAAAGTGATTATGCGGCGCGGTCTTTGATTTTCACGAAAGAAAACATCGTTGCGCTAGGGCAAAAATAAATCCGGCGGTTTGAATTGCCGCCGGGATTGTGTCAGACTTTCGGAATGTAAGAACCTTTCATTATTTCTATAGCGAGTTTCGCACCTTCCGTCATGTAAAAATCATTATTCTTTGCACAGCAACTAAAAAGCAGTTCCTCGAACTCTGAATATAAATTTTCACTTAATAACCCTTTTAGCTTCTCTGTTAAGGGTGAGAAGTATTCAACAAAGGCATTTCCGGTTTCATTGTCAAGCTGACTTGAACATACAATTTTAATAAATTCATCCATTTTAGTAGTCTCCTTCTTCTGTTAATAAATAGTTGATATATCCTGTCGCAAGTCTGGCAAGGCTTTTACTGCCATCCAACAAATCCAATTTGTACTCTGGTCTATAACCAAACCTCTGCACATAGAACTTTTCTTCAAGTTCTAAGTCGTAAATGTCAGATAGCTCCACGAGAATCTTGTGATATAAAAATTTTCTCGTCCACCCAAACTGTTCCATGATAATTTTTAATTTCCAATTATTTTTTCTGAACCACGCTCCGCGTGATGCGTCCAATTGCTGTTTTGAAATGTAACAATCTGCAAATAGGTCATCTTTTTTCGGCAATGCCACCTGTGGTTTCTTTATGGCTTTCTCCATGTCGGCAAAACGTTTCACGTATCGGGCAGTAAATACGATGCCTTTTTCTCCGTTGAATTTGTTCGCAAGAAAATCACATCCTAACTTGGTTACTTTGTAGCACTTGTTTTCTTTTCCGGATTCATCTTTGTAGGTAGATGGAATGAAATAATCACTCGCACCTAAATTGTGGTGAGTCAAAATTTCAATGATTCCTTCGGTATGTTTGCCCCTTACATCCTGTCCTTCCAATTTTCTTAAAACTCTGTCGTGACGCATTCCCATCATTTCTGCAATCTCTAAAGTAGTGATGGTTTGTTCTATTTGTGCCATATTTGTGCCCCTTTCTGTAACTTATCAATTACTGTTGTAACTCTTTAATTACATTATACGGTTTATTTTGTGATTGTCAAGTATTGTTTGTAATTAAATAATTGAATAATAAATTTATTTATGATATTATTGAAACACGTCAAGAGAGAGGAGGCGGTACATTGTTTGCAAAAATCGTAAAACATACGCTTATTGAAAAGGAATTAAGAGTGACCGATCTAGCAAGACTTATTGACACCAGCTCACAAAATCTTTCGCAAAAAATGAAACGTGACAACTTTTCAGAAAAGGAAATGCGGCAGATTGCGGATGCATTGGGGCTTGATTTAGAAATTGTAATGAAAGAGAAGAAATAAGAAAACCCGCCTAACTGGCGGGTTTTTTACGAAAGAAAATTTTTCCCGCGCCCCAAAAAATATTTCGTAATTTTTTTGTACCCCCCTGGGGTAGCGTTTTTGGGGTCAAGATTCCATTTTCACGGATTCTCAAAAACGTGTAACAAACGTGCAATTATCTGCGACATTCCGCAAATAACACAAATACACTATATGTTATGCCATATATAGATAATTCATTGATGATATTTGATGGTATTGCCGATCACAGGCAAACGCCAGAAGACGCTTGCCCGGATATAGTTACAATCTAGCATAGACCGCATTTTACCACTTGTCAAGATAGTTTTTCCCATCGTACCGGCTGTAAGTGTGTGTTGTGTTTTCCGTCCTTTGCGTAATCTGTAACCAATCTCCGCCACGTTGGGCGGTTATTTTGATTTTTACAGACTCCACCCATTCCACGCCTTCAAATTTTGAGTAGCCGCACATTTTGCCGGATATTTCCAGATAACCAAGGGCAGACACCCGGCGCATGATTTCCCTTTTTCCGATATACTCATATTTTCCCATCTTTCCCACCTCCTTATATTGTGTTTATTTGTCAATTTGCGCATGGAAACCGATTTCCATGTAGCCCGCGCTCCCGGAATCGAACCGGAACGGATGCACCAAGCACGCGAAAAAGGCGGAATGGTACCGCCTAATTATTCAAAAGGTATTTCACGGCTTCCTTTTCCTGCTCCGACAAATACCAATATTTACCCATATCCCTTATATATGGCTTATCTGTATTTACTTTGTAAACGCGTGAATCTTCCCGAATACATCCGGTAATCATTTCACACCAAATAGCAGAACCTTTTTTATAAAATCGTGTAACAGTATGTGCGCCGGAATCGTGGCGCGTTGTGAAAACGGTATGCCTTTCAATATCTTTTTGCTTTTCGCGCGCCTGGATAACTGCACCGCGCACAAGTTCGCTATAACTTCTCATGTTTCTACCTCTTTTCCTTTTATTTGCTCATTTTTGAGTAAAAACCGCCGCCGGTAGTGATCCGGCGCGCATTCTCTGCGGCGGTTGGTTAATAAATAAATATGGCGGTATAAAATCCGCGGCATTCTGTTACATGATTTTTACATAGCTTTTTAATATCACTTATAGCCGCGTATGTCTCTTTCGGCGGGTACTGTCCTTCATAGTCTGTGATTATACGCAATGCCGGAACGTTTTCACCGGATCCGTTGCAGTTGTAAACCGTGATAAATTCTGCATTATATCCAGATGCAGACAACTTTTTCTGTAATCTTTTCAGCTTTTCCATGACCATAATTCCTCCATATTTTAAAAATTTCCCGGTTATTCCGGTAATGGCAAGCCGGGGAATCGAACCCCGGAAAAGCCAACCTTGCTAATTATGCGATCTTTTCAACTTTTCGCCTTTTCTTTTCGTTCTCTTCCTTGGTTATGCTGGAATCATCATAAACAATATTATAACCGCTGTCTTTCAATGATTTCGCCATCTTGTAAGGGTTTATTTTAGGAAAACTACAAACGTATTCTATAACGTTAAAACGTATATATTCGTTTCCGAGTTTTTCAAGGTCTTTTTTGTACAAATTAAACATTCTTTTTTCTTTTTCCTGTGCTGTTTCTTTTCTCATAATATCAACCATCCTTTCATTGTGCGGGCTGCCATCATCAGAGCCGGGCGACCGTCCCGCGGCTGACGCTCCAAGCTCGGAGCGTTTCGGCTATGCTATGCAGATTTCAAATACATCGCCTTGGACGTGTTCAAAATCGACTTTTTCAAAAATCCCAATGTCGTAAAAGTCGGCTGTGAGTTCCCCAAAGTGGTTATACTCAAACTCGATTCCGTTCTTTTTCAGTTCGTTGATCGCGTCACCGTTCTTTGTTGTTTCCCATGTAAAACGCATTCCCGTCTTTCTCATGTTTAAGCCCTCCCTATAAAATTTCCGAAATCTGTAAAATCTGCGCTTCGCTCAAATGATCAATAACAACGTTTCCGTTTACGTCGCTCAATTCGTATTCATCCGGAAGAGTGGTAAAACCGTCAAACTGGTTCGAAATATAATAACCTTTGCTTTCTAATAATGTTTCTGCCGCTTTCATATTTTTCATGTTGTAACCTCGCTTTCGTGTTTCATTTGATATACTAATAGTACACGATAATAGATTATAATACAATTGACACAATACACGAAAATAGACGACACAAAACAGCAGTTTATTGTGCAATATGATACATGAGAATAGACGTTGACATGGTGTGAAAAATCTATTATCATATATAAAAAGAAAAGAGGTGTGACGCATGGCGAATTATGGTGCAAACGGATATATTGACTTTTCCAAGCTGTGGAATGTCTTAGAAAAAAAGGAATACAATAAGCAGTGGTTAAAGAATAACGGAATCCATTCTAATACAGTGGCAAAGCTGACAAAAAATGAAAATGTAACTTGTGAGGTTATATGTAATCTATGCAGACTGCTAAATTGTCAGCCGGGCGATATTATGGAATATAAAAATAATTAAAATACATGAAAATAGACTATTGACATATACACGATAATAGATTATTATAAAGCTGTCGGAAGACAATAGCCGGGCAAGCGGAGAAAGGAGAACAAATGAACGAAATGACAGATAAACAGATGGAAGTTATATTAAATCTCGTAGCTGATAAATTTGCAGGATGTAAGGACATGGACGAAGTTCAAAAAGCAATAGATGAGGTTCGCAACATGGCAAAAAAAGAAAAGCCTAACGATTAGGTTTTAGGGAATGAAAGGGAGGGCGGACTTGCCGCCGCTCTCAATCAAATAAATTGTAACACATAGTAATTATATAATCAATGCAAGCAAAAGGTAGCTTTTCCGGCTACCTTTTGCTTTTTGTCATGTCCAAAATCAACAACGCGTCCGGGAATATCTTACAAAATCTCCGAAAAACTGTAAATAAATTATAAAACTTTTCTTAAATTTTTATAAACAAGGCTAGGTTCATTAGGTCTTTGGCAAGTCCGAAAATGATAGAATAGTATCAGTTTTTACAAAAAATCGTCTGACAATCGTATGACATAACACGACACAATCGTCTGACGTCGCTTTTTCAGAACTATGTTTCTCTTTCTCCCTCTTTTTCTTAATCTTTTTTGATTAATAATAATACACTATATCTAAAGCCTATAGGTTTATAGTAAATGTATATCCGCATACGCGCGCGGCGAAAATATATATACTCACTGTCTTTAAGTGTGTGAAAATTTTCTTGTTGACTTTAAACCCGAAAATAGTGTATACCAAAAGCAGAGAGATTGAACAGATTGGAGGTGTGAAATATATGCAGGATGTAGAGAGTGTAGATATTACAAGGCTTATAGTAGATCTGGGTACAGTACAAATATATACATCAACTGTGCAAGATTTAATAGACAACGCTTGTATAGAATTTCACATCGAAGATTTACTAAAAGCTGGACAAAGACAGTGGAAAGCTGTAATGCAGTATGTTGGTATGCATTTATTCCCGGATACGAAAGTATTAAAGGATAAGAGTTTAAGTCCTCTTAACAACGGAACTATACCGACTAACTGTAACAGATATGACAGAGAGGTATTATATAAGCTTTGTGATTATTATATATATATATCCAATGTGTATAGCAAGCTGGTAAGTACAGTAGCATTTAGTTATTTTTGTAATATACCGACAAACACAATGGATATATGGAGTACAGAAGAACCAAGTTCGTTGGCTTTCAAGATGTGGCAAAAATTGCAGCGATCACGCAAGGATTGCATCCTTGATCGTGCGTACGACTCCAACAGCCCTGTAGGCACTATGTTCGTGGGAAATAACGAATTCGGCATGAATCAGCCCGGCATTGGCGATAATGCCACTCAAAGAAGGGCAATCACAGCGCAGGAGCTGCCAAGACTGGACGAGAAAAAGAGCCAAGAATTGCACGCAATCGACACACAATTCACGGATTCAGCGGCAAATAATACGGTTTAAATTGTGTGTGATTATTCTACAACTCACAAATGCAGTAATATCAAGGGTTGTAGCGTTTTAACTGTTCGTAAACTATTCGGAAAAGTTAGGTTTTGCGAATAGTTACAAGGGTATTATGGGAATTGTGCTAAAACAATTTGATTTTCACACAATGACAACAAAACGAAATGGAAAATATTTTAGATTTCCATGTTTTCAGAAAAAGGATGGGGAGGGGGTCTGACAGAAAGACCACCGGGCGGATACTAAGTCCCTTAAATACCTCAAAAAATAAAAAGCCGCTTACAACACCCATTGACTTTCACCGTAAATAGGCTATAATAAATTTATAACAATTCACTTTCACGTTGCGAATCGCAACTACATTTCCAAAAATTTTTAAAAACAAAAAAGAGTGTTTCGGACAGGAGAATGACATATGACCGGAAATGAGTACCAGAAATTAGCCATGCGGACGAAAAACCACAAGGCGACAGAAAGAATTTCGGATAAACTCGATTTGCTTAAATTTTGCAAAAAGAACAATATCGCATCCGAAGTACAAAATTACGATCTTGGTGGCATCTTTAATGCTTGCCTTGGATTATCCGGCGAGGTTGGAGAGTTCAACGACATGATTAAAAAGTGGATTTTCCACGAGAAGCAGCTTGATATTGACCACGCAAAGAAAGAAGCTGGAGATATTTGTTGGTATCTTGCAATGCTTTGCGAATCCTTCGGCTGGAGCTTGGATGAAATCATGCAAATGAACGTAGACAAGCTTAAGGCACGTTATCCGGAAGGGTTTGACATTGAAAGGGCAAACCACAGAGCGGAAGGTGATGTTTAATGGCAAGATGCAGCAATGAGTTGATGAAAACCGAGTATTCCGAAACCTTTGATGAAAAACGCAAAGGATTGATTGAACAGTCGTATTACAAATACGGACCGGCAAGAATGAACTTTTCTTCCGGAAATGTTAATGCGGTTGAAAGTTTGAAAATGTGTCTTGCCAAGTTTGAAGAGACCGGAAACCTTGAATACCTGTGTGACGTTGCGAATTATGCTATGTTCCGGTTCATGTTTCCACAACAGGGCGAATATTTCAAACATACGAATTCTGATGAATCTGCCGGACTTTTCGGCATGAGCGTGAATGAAATGGAACGGTTCAAACAGGAACACAGCTTCGAGGATGGGGGATATTGATATGATTTTAAATATAATCGCTACGGCGATAGATGCCATTATGATACTTAACCTTATGATCCAACAAGTAAAGCAGACAGACAATTCAAACGCAATGGGGTATTTGCTTTCATACGCGATCTTTGCAATGAATATTATGGTCATTTGGAGATAACAATATGACAATTTATGATTCGATATTTGGTATTCGCTTTCTTCCACCAATTTTGAGCGTGGTTGAAAGAATACATATAACAAAATCAAAGCAACCGGATAGTGCCGGAGATTTGCTCGATCTGGATAGTGACGCCGAACACCAGAGTGAGCAAATCGGAGCATCCGGTATAGCTTAAGTCCGCAAGCGATAGTTCTTGGCTGAATAATTGATCTATCGGCGTTAGGCTTTGAATTATGTTTGCGGACGGAACAACATTGGGCTATTGCCAAGTGGTAAGGCACAGGATTTTGATTCCTGCATTCCGGGTTCGAATCCTGGTAGTCTAATTGGTTACATGCTGACGTTTCATGTAGCCACGTATGTTTTTCATATGTACTTGAACCCTTGGTTGAGTGATTCAAGCATTTGGGTTCCTCCTTTCGCCACTAGGACGATTCTGTTAAGGACGGTGCGAGACCGTCCGGTGGTATTCTATCATGCATCTATCCCACGGTGCATGATCGTGTGTAACGCATAGCACGTAAAACATATTGCTAACCGTCTGATGGCGGTTATGGGGATTTAATTCAGTGGCAGAAGACACGGCTTATATCCGGGTTGTCGCGGGTTCGATTCCTGCAATCCCCACAGGTGATGTTGCCAGTACACCCCTAGTGTGTTTATTACAGAAATGCAGGTGCTAATCAATATACCGGTTAAACTTAGCACAGGTAACTGGATTGAGCGGTTGTCATTCAAAAGATGGCGGTAACCGCTGACTAAAAGAACCTTGCACTTAGTGTAGTGTGGAGCAAGGGAAAACGGAAACTACACGACATGGCTTGTTAGCTGAGATGGATTAGCGACAGACTGAAAATCTGTATAGGGCGGCTCGATACCGCCACAAGCCATTGAGCGGTGTTAGTAGCACCGTGCCATTCTGAAGCACAAGGAATGGTTCGGGTAGGGAACTTCCATGCCCGGCGCGTGCAGATATAATCCTAACTGGTAAGGAAACTGTTTGCTAAACAGTCAGTAGCCGGAAACGGTGTTTCGGTTCGAGTCCGAATATCTGCGTTTATCCTTATCTCCACTTAGTCGGGTGCTACTGCAATAGTTCCGGTCGATGGGAGACTTATGGATGGTAGCGGTATAATTGGTAACAGAAAACCCTTCCTTGATTAGAAATTGCAGATTTGAAAGCGGTTGGCATGGTTTTGGCTGACAGGGTTCGATTCCCTGTGCCGTTATTCGATGATAAAAACATTGTGGAATATTTATATCAAACAAAAGACACGGAATCTCACGAGGATTCCGATTTTTGCTATGATTGGGGGCGTAAGAATGTGTGATTTATGCAAAGACATAGGAATCGGAATACCGGATTGGGATTTCCTTACTCCGGATAAAAACGGAAAAGTACCATCCGGTAATAAAATAGAAATTCGGAAAATTGTAGACAAACACGCCCTTGTTTTTACGAATAGTGCAGGCGAGTACGGAGCGGGAGCGTTGACTATTGCATTTTGCCCTATCTGTGGTAGAAAGTTGGTGGAATAGTGACTAAACCAATATATACATATACTTCAATTCGCATAAAAGAAGCGTATCATTTTGAACAGTTGCTTGAAAACATTCTTAAAGGTATAGGGATTCCATATAAGCGTAAAGATAAGTATATGGAATTTGAAACCGATAAATTTACTTTGATATGCGCACCTTTGTTTTCAAATAATTGCTTGCCATACAAGCGGTGCACATGCCTTATCATTGACCTTGACTATTCAAGACTTCCGTTTGCAGCATATGACAAGGTAGATTATGCAGTAGAAAACATTCTGTATGAAATACATCACGACACAGAAGTTATTGACAAAAACGATTTTATGAAAATTATCAAGAAAATGTACGAGGTGTAACAGTGAAACCATTAGAAGAAATATTTTTTAGAGCTTGCGTGAATGAGCAGAAAAGAAAATTGCGTTCGAGTGATCGTGAATTGAGCATAAGAGCTATTGGAAATATTTTTGAAAGGCTTGGATTCTCATATAAGCAGTTAATGTATTATGTCAGAAAGTGGTCTGACAGGGGATTTTATGATTACGGAGTAACACTTGACTTGGGATGGTTTGAATTTGGCAAGCTGAACGGAGAATATAAGCGGATTTATGATTCTATGACAAGTACGGACGGAAAGGTGGTGGAACAGTGAATAAATTATTACAAAATATACTTTTTCAGAAACCTACAGATTGTAAATATTGCGAAATGTTAAGTTGCGGAATGCTTGGCGCGACTTACACATGCGTGAATGAGAAAAGCGATTGTTATTTTGTTTACCCAGTTATATGCCCTAAAGAGTGCACATTTTATGAAAAAGACACGGACTCCCAATGTTAAAACACTATTCACGCAACACAGAATGGTCAATAACGGATTTTTATTTGATAAGTGAGGGCTTTTATATGAAACATAAAAAAGAATGGTGTACTTGTGATCGTTGTGGTGCGGAAATTAAAAAAGGAATACTGTGCGGAAATTCCATTACAAGGAATGGCACTTTAAATACCACATACGACTTGTGCTATAAGTGTATGGAAGATTTTGAGGAGTTTATGAAGAATGAAGAATGAAAGACAATGGCGCGCTTGCGACAGGTGCGGAAAAGAAATAAAAGTAAAACCAATAAGTGAATTTGAATTTATGCCGATTGGTGATTATTTTACTCCAAGTCCCATTTTTGAAGATGGAAACGTAAGGGGAGAAATCAAAGAGATTCATTCAAACATATTATTTCCGTTTGGTCGTACATATGACTTATGCCCTAAGTGTAGGAAAGATTTTGAGAGGTTTATGAAGAATGAATAACATTGACAATCCCTTATCAGAGTATCAACCGACATCTAAAGAAGTGATGATAAATTTTGGAATAGATATTTCAAGAGAAGTGGTAGAAAAATATGCTTTGGAAAAGTTTGGCAGACTGCCACAAAGCCATATTGAAATGACTTCCGCTAGAGACTCTAAAATAATTGAGGAAACAAGGAGGTTTATGAGAAATGACAGTTAATATGGGAGCCAAAACCTATGAAATGAGCCGCAAGCAGGCAAAAGCTATCCTTGGAACGACTAAGAAACTTGCAAATTGCAACATATACGGCATTGAAAAAGGTAATGTGGTGATTATGCTGAATGAAAAGTATGAGGACGATATGAGCCTTAAAAAAGCCGTAGAGGAGTATAAAAAGAAAGGGTTCAAGGTGCATTGGAAATGAAAATAATCAAAGAAGGCAGCCTTAGGTACGAAAGAAAACCTTTAAAGTTTGAGTGTAAGAATTGCAAAACCGTTTTTGAAGCGGAAAAGACTGAATATGAATATTGTGGAGATCAAAGGGAAGGCGATAACTACAAGTGTGAATGCCCATTGTGCCACAAAATGGTATATTACAATTAAAATACAACCGGCTAACAAATGGAGTTAGTCGCTACCCTAAAACAGTTATAGGCAGAGGTCAAGGCACTTCTGCTTTTGCGGAGGTGCTTTTTGTTTGGCAAGCATTGAATTAATAAATCAACTAAAAAGTAACGACAGTTACTTAAAACGTAAAGGGATACATCAAATTGTTGTTGATGGTGAAGCTGAAAGAGTATCAAATGCATATGTTTCATCTGTAAGACGTGGAATTTCTGATAAAGATATTCCGTTTTCCCTTAAATTATCCAGCAGAGTTAAAAAAATTATAGATAGTCTTATCTTTGAAATAACAGGATTTCATATACCGGCAATGGAATACTACTGTTTTGAAAACGATATAGAATTTCAACTTTTAAATGACTACTATGAGATTTTATTGCTTGAATCTCCGTATCTTGTTGATAGTTTTTTTAGATACATAGAATTAGACACAAAAGATCCATATAAAAGATTTTATTTTCCGCGACAAATAGTTTTAAAACCGGTTGTATCAGCGTATCAAGAAATTTATGACGGGAAATTGGATTTTTTGTCTGTATCACAGCCGAAGCGTACAGGAAAGACAACATCTGGATTAAAGTTAGCACAGATGATGGGTGGACGCGACCCGGACGGAAGCATATTCGGTGTCGGAAAAGGAGAAGGACTTGTAAAAAGATTTTACGGAGGTTTATTACAGGATTTTGAAACAGAACAAACATATAAGCGATTCTTAAATGTTTTCCCGGAAGCAACAAAGATAGGTGAAAAGGACTATAAAAGTGCTGAAAATCTATCAATCGACCTTAAGAGCAAAAATATCTTCCCAACATTTACCTGTAGACCTATTGATGGTGCAATCGTAGGATGTACCGAAGCAAATGTACTTGTCTATATTGATGACTGCGTTAAAAACCATGAGGAAGCACGAAATAGAGATAGATTAGAGTTTCTTTGCGAAAAAGTAACAGACGATGTTCTCGGTAGACGATTAGAGGGAACTCCTATTATCATACAGGGAACGAAATACAGCTTGTACGACCCAATTACGGCTTTACAAAATAAAGCTGATGAATTGGAGTGGAGATGGAAAGAAGTTGCGATTCCTGCACTTGACCCAATCACAGATGAAAGCAATTGGGAGATTTATCGAAAAGATAAAAAGGGATTGCGGAAGATATTCACAACCGTTTACTACCAAAAAGAACGAAAACTTGTTTCGGAAGAAACGTGGGCGGCAGAGTTCCAACAAGAACCATTTGAAGCAAAAGGTCGAATGTTTGCGGAGAATGAGCTTAATTATTTTGAGGAACTTCCTGTTGACCGAGAACCAGATGCGATTATGGCGGCTTGTGACAGTGCTGATAAGGGAGAAGATAGCTGCTCAATGCCGATTGGCTATGTGTACGGCAACGAGGTTTATATCGTAGATGTAGTGTTTGATAATGCCGGAACACAGTTTACCAAGCCGGAATGCGCAAATATGCTTATTAAGCACAACGTAAAGACGGTTACATTCGAGAGCAATAGTGCTGGAGAATATTTTGGTCGAGATGTAATGGACATTGTAAAAAAGCAAGGCGGAAGATGTAGTGCTCGATTCAAGTTTAATTGTTCAAACAAAATAACTCGAATGGAAAATGCGAGAGATAATATCATTCGTGATTATTATTTCCGCGATTTCAAGAAAATGGACAGACAGAGCCAATATTACAAGTTTATGAAAGAACTTACTACTATGACAAGAAGCGGAAAAGTAAAGCATGATGATGCACCGGATTCAGTTGCTTTGTTTGAGAACGAGATGCGAAGCGGAACACAAGCAAAGGTAGAAGCGGCAGTAAACCCATTCAGGAGGTATTAGGATATGACAACAGACAAATATCTTTCACAGATAAGCAGAATTGACCATGCGATTGCAAATAAGCTTGAAGAAATCAAAAGGTTATCCGATATGGCAACATCTATATCCATATCTCCGAAAGAGGTGGATGTGCAATCATCCGGCAACCCCGACAAAATGGGGAGCGCGGTATCAAAGATTGTTGATTTGCAGAATGAGGTTCAGACGCTTGTAGATGAATTGGTTGATAAAAGACGGATTATCATATCACAAATTGACAGCATGGATAATACAGATGTGTATATCGTGCTTTCATCACACTACGTTAATGGAAAAGATTGGAACTTGATTTCCGTTGAGATGAAATATTCATACAGGAACATTATGAAACTTAGAAAAAAAGCATTGCGGGAGTTTGAAAGACGTTATGGACAGCTTTATTCTGAAAAGAGTGCATAAAAGTACACAATAGTTCACATTCTTTCACAACATTTCCTAAAACTTGCATGGTATACTAAAAGAGTAGAAAAACAAAATCCTACAACCCCAAAAGCATATAACCCGTAAAAGGCACTGCCAGAAATGGCGGTGCCTTTTTTGTAAGAAAGAGGTTGCTATGAAAAAAGTAACTATATATTGCCCGGATTGCGGAAGAATTGCCGGACATTATGATGGGAGATCTACGATAGATCATCCGTGTAAATGTAAAAAATGCAATCATATTGTGATTTATCGCGTGGCAACAGGCAAAATTGAAACGAAGCCAACACCAAAACGCGCTTGCAGTAGTGGAGTTTTATTTATATGAATACACAGTATTTTCACGACCTTGTAAAAGGCAGATATGGAAGAAAAATTGCATATGCTAACGTAGAACAGATTACGGCAGACAATATCAGAAATGTTGTCGGAAACTGCATTGGTGCATTTTATTTCAACAAGACAGTCATTCGGTATCTATGGAACTACTATAAGGGCGATCAACCTGTATTGTACCGAACAAAGGTGCAGAATGCGGATATAACCAATAAGGTATCTGAAAACCATGCCTATGAGATTGTTCAATTCAAGGTTGGACAGACTTACGGTGAGCCAATTCAGCTTATTAGTAGGAAAGACGATGACCGTATAAACAATGCGGTTGATAAATTTAACGATTATCTGACTGATGCTAATAAGCAGGAAAAGGACATTAAGGCAGGAGAATGGCAATCCGCAACCGGAACATCATTTAAGGCAGTGCAGATTACAAAAAATGAAGATATTCCATTTAGAATTGTTGCACCGACGCCAATGAATACGTTTGTTATCTACAGCCGTTCCACAGAAGAACCACTTTTAGCAATCCAAGAACTTAAGGATGCTGATGGGCAGATGTATAAACTCTGCTATACGGACTCTTATGAATGCAAGATTGTGAACGGAGAGGTTCGAGATTGGAAACTGCATGGCTTTGGTGGAATCCCGATTGTTGAGTTTCCGAACAACCATGAGCGCATCTCTGATATTGAGCTTGTGATCGGGCTATTAGATGCAATCAATACAATGCAGTCAAACCGAATGGATGGCGTTGAGCAGTTTGTTCAGTTTTGGATAAAGTTTGTAAATTGCGACATTGACCCGGAAACCTTTGAAAAAATGAAGATTTCCCATGCGCTGACGGTAAAATCCAACAATGAGCAGAATAAATCAGATGTTGACATTATGACACAAGAGCTGAACCAGACAGAGTGTCAAGTTGCAAAGGACGATTTGTGGGATAATGCACAGTCCATTCTTGCTATACCGACAAGAGAATCGCAAAATTCTGGTGGTGATACACAGGGGGCGGTATCTTTAAGGGCAGGATGGGACTTCTCTAAAACCAGGGCTAAACAAAAAGACCCGATAATAAAAACATCGGAAAAGAGATTGGCTAAAGTAATATTAAACGTAATAAGAATTAAAGACCATGATTTAGGGCTTACGGCAAGAGATTTTGATGTTCAAATCAACCATAGTCCTCTTGATAATTTATATACAAAAACGCAAGCACTCGATCAAATGTTAAAAGCTGGAATAAATCCAAGAATAGCAGTATCTACTTGTGGATTATGGGGAGATGCCGAAAAAGTATTTATACAATCAAAGCCATATTTCGATGTTTTGTATAAAACAGTAGATATGGTAAAAAAAGAAAATGAGAATACAAAAAAACAAGAACCGACAAGCTAATTCCTATCGGTTCTTGTTTTTACATAATCAGTTAAAATACTAACCATGAGATTGTTAAGAGAGCGAATTTCTTCTTTTGCAATAATCTCAAGAGAAGATTTAAGCTTCTTTTCCATAACAATTGTAGTTTTAACTTTACTTTCTGAAATTTTTCCTTGCGGCATATTATCACCTCTTTTTGTGTAGTATAAATTACCATCAAGTAATTGTCAAGTAACTTGCAAGTTGCTAGCAACTATGATATAATACATGTAAAGGAGATGATTATATGCCAGATAAGAAAATGGCAAGACATGTTACACATGGGTTGACAGGTAAAAGAGTTTATAAAACTTGGGAAAGCATGAAAGCAAGGTGCTACAATCCTAATGATGGGAAGTATGAGAAATACGGTGGGAGAGGGATTAAAGTATGCGAGGAATGGTTAGGGAAAGACGGGGCGAGGAACTTTGCGAAATGGGCTTACGAAAATGGTTTTGATGAAAATAAACACCAAAAAGAACAAAGTATTGACCGGATAGATGTAAATGGTAATTATGAGCCAAATAATTGCAGATTTACAGATGCAAAAATCCAAGCTAATAATAGAACAAATACTATCTTTCTTGAATATCAAGGAAAGACAAAATGCTTACAAGAATGGGCAGATGAAGTAGGAATATCAGAATCAACTATTCGTTGGAGATTGAATAACGGGTATTCAGCAGAAAAGGCACTGACTACCGAAGTAAAGAAAAATTCAAACGCAGGTAAGAGGTATTTGACATACAAAGGAGAAACAAAAACAGTTTCTGAATGGGCGAAGCATCTAGGATTTGCCCCTAAAGTATTATATTCAAGAATAAAACGAGGGTGGTCAACAGAAAGAGCTTTAGAAACCCCAACTGGTGCCGACAAGTGGCATAAAACAAAATAATAAATTTGAAGATAAGACAGTCACCGAGTAATCGGCGGCTGTTTTTATTTTATAAAAATTCGCAAAGTTGTGAGCGTGAAAATCAACAATGTCGTTCGGTGTCGTTGCACCGTATAAAAATTCGTATGACATATCGGAGGTAATGAATGAAGAGAGAAGATCTGATTGCTATGGGATTAAGCGAAGAAAACGCAGACAAGATCATGGCAGATTACGGAAGTTCCGTACAGAGAGCCAAAGCAAAGGTTGACGAGTACAAGACAAAGGCTGACAAAGCTGAAGAGTTGCAGAAGCAGCTCGATGATATCGAACAGGGAAAGCTCACGGAAGTCGAGCAGGCAAATAAGAACCTCGAAAAAGCCAATGCGAGAATCGCGGAACTTGAAAAAGCGCAGGCAATAGCCACGCAGAGAGCCAATGCCGCATCTAAATTTAATGTTACTGCAGAACAGGCAGCGCAGATTGTAAAAGACGATGGCAGCTTTGATTATGACGTTCTTGGAAAGATTATCTCTGAAAAAGAGACCGCCGCAGCACAAGCCAAGGAGCAGGAGATTGCAAAAGGCAGTACGAATCCGGGAGGTGGCACGGCTGGTGGCGATAAAGCCGGTACAGATAATAAGACAAATGCTGAAAAGATAGCAGAAAGCCTTATATCTAACGCACCTAAGAACAATGACGTTTTATCACATTACATTCAGCAATAACAGGAGGTAAAAAATGGCAAAGGAAATGAATATGCAGTACGAAAAGACTTCATACGCAGGAGATGTTCAGATTTTAAAGAGAGAGCCTAATGAAGCAATCCCATTAACACTTGATTTTTCAGCGGTAACAGAAAAGGATGCGAATGGAAAGAAGATTGTAAAGGCTGGTACGCCAGTAAACAAGTCAGGTGTTGCTGATAATACAGCAACAGCAATCGGAATCTTAAGATTTGATGTAACAGAAGACAGACCACAGGGAGTAGCACTTAAGAAAGCATATCTTAACACGAAAGTAGCAGAAGCGCATTCCGGCGTTACATATGACGCAGAAGTTAAGACAGCTCTTCCAATGATTGTATTTGAATAATAACAGGAGGTAAATAGATGTTAATTAATGAAGTATTAGACAGTAAGTCTATCGCATTATCGGCAACAGAAAACGCTAGTAATCAGATACCTTATCTTGGTTTACAGTGGTTTCCAGAAAGAAAGAAGCAGGGACTTGATTTAAGTTGGATTAAGACACACAAGGGTTTGCCGGTTTCGCTTGCGCCATCTAACTTTGACACAATCCCAACTCTTAGAGCTAGAGGCGGATTAAGTAAGGAAAAAACACAGATGGCATTTTTCCGTGAGGGAATGACAGTCGGTGAAGAGGAAATGCTTGAAATCGAGCGTATTCAATCAGAAGACGACCCTTACCTTGCAAGTGCTTTATCAAGCGTATATGACGATACTAACAACCTTGTAAGCGGTGCAGAAGTTGTGCCGGAGCGTATGAGAATGTCACTTCTTTCTACAAATGCAGGCCATCCGGTAATTGCTATTGTAAGTGATGGCGTTCAGTACGCTTATGATTACGATAAGGATGGCTCATACGCAAAAGACCATTACGCAAAGTTATCCGGCACAAGCATGTGGAGCGATACAGCTAATTCAAAGCCACTTACAGACCTTAACAATGCAAGAAAGAAGTTACAGAAGCAGGGTAAGATTGCTAGATACGCACTTATGAACAGCAATACATTCCAATATCTGCTTGACAATGCACAAATAAGAAACTCAATTCTTGCACAGAACCTTACAGCAACTATTGAGGTTGACGATGATACTGTTATTTCGGTGGTACAGAAGAGGGCGAAGCTCACTATCGTACTTTACGATAAGATGTACATTGATGATGATGGCAAAGAGCAGTACTTCTACCCGGATAACAAGGTTACACTTCTTCCAGAAGGCAGCCTTGGTAGTACTTGGTTTGGCACTACACCGGAAGAAAGAACTGCAAGACAGGTAGCTGATGTTGATGTAACAACATATGGTGTAGGTATTACAGTCGCTACAAAGACAGAGTATGGACCACCTATGAAAATGTCAACATTTGCATCCGAGGTTGTACTTCCATCGTACGAAAATATGGATAGCACATTTGTATATGAGGTTCATAGCGAAGAGTAGGGGGGTGCAACTATGAAATATCCATATATAGTGATTCATAATGGTAAATGGTACAACGCAGGAGAAGAGGTGCCGGAGAGTAATTCTCCGGTATCTTCCGTTGGGTATACAAAGACCGAAATCAACAGAATGAGTACCGCAGACTTGCAAAAACTTGCCGCAGAGCAGGGAATTGAAAATGCACAAGCGACAAGCGGTGCGGAACTGAAAGAAATTCTGATTGCAAAGTTTAATCTGTAGGAGATCGCTTATGTCATACACACTTGTCGAACAAGTAAAGATTCGTTTAAAACAATTTCATATAGAAGAGGTAGAGGACGAAGCGACCGGGGAAAAGTCCGATAAAGTTGTGTTTGATGAAAAAGAATGTAACCCTTTGATTGAACAGCTTTTAGAGCAGGCAAGGAAAGAGATTATCAGCAGACGGAACTATCCGGACACATACACGCAAGACCAGATTGACAGTGATGTTAAGAACTATGAAAACATTATGGTCAATTTGGCAGTGTATGACCGGTCGCAGGCAGGAGAAGCATACATGGCAAGTTTCTCCGAAAACGGTGTGAGTCGGACATGGAAAGACCGTGAAAGCCTTTTTGTTGGAGTGTTTCCGTTTGTAAAAGCAATGTAATTAAAGAAGATTGAGCGTGACCATTATGGTTGCAGGCGGCGCACATTAAGCGGTGGTGGGCAGTGCGCCAAAAGGAGATTCAAATGAAAAGTATTTTGATTCAAACTTATCTTGTGGCACTTCCGATAGTGCTTGGATATATAGTTTGGCTTCTTAAACAGCAAAAGAAAAGCAGGGATGCGAACAGTAAAGGAACAATGCTCCTTTTGCGTGTCCAGCTTATTGAATACCATGCAAAGTACACCAGAATCGGAGAAATACCGTCATATGCCTATCAGAACTTCTGTGAGATGTATGATGCGTACCATGCGTTAGGTGGAAATGGAATGGTTACAAAAATGAAACATGAGATTGAAGAGATTCATATAGGGAAAGGAGATAAAAGCAATGAGGAATTGGAAGGATTGGACTAAGAAAGCCGGAATCCGAGCAATCAAGACTGTTGCGCAGGCGGCGATTGCCGGAATTGGAACGGCGGCATTTATGGGCGCTGTGGATTGGAAATATGTTCTTTCTGCATCAGTTCTTGCCGGAGTGTTATCGCTTCTGACAAGTGTTGCAGGAATCCCGGAGGAAAACACCAATGCTTGACATTAACAAGCAGGAAATGAAATATTCGCAATCCGGTCAGAGGGTATTCATTCCACAAACTGACGAAAATGGAGATATTGTCTATGAAGGGTACAAGGATTCCGATGGGAACTTTGTACCTTATTTAGATTCCGAAGGCAACAAGATTCCAAAAGGCGAGGAAGTTGAAGGGTTTTCAGAAACTACGACATTCAAAGCCAATATCAGCAATAAGTTGTCAGAAGCCCTTGTGAAAGAATTTGGAATTGATGATAGTACATCGTACTGTCAGCTTGTCACAGATAAAGGATATTTGCCACTGAAGGCCGGCGATGTGGTGTGGAAACGTTCGGAAGTCAAACGCACTGATGATGGGCTTGTGGATTCAGAAACCGCAGATTACATCGTAAAAGGCGTTGCTGATGAAGGGCTGACCACGGATTTGTTTCTTCTTCGGAAGAATATTAAGTAGGTGATTGTATGAAAAAGAAACCTATTTCAATGACGCTATCCACTAAGTCCATACAAGACACTATAAAGAAATTAGAACAGTACCGCGATAGTTTACAGGCTAAATGCGATTTACTTGTTTCTAGGCTTGCACAGGAAGGTCAGACGGTGGCAATAAAACAAATATCGAAATCTCCAATCGGGAACACGATAACGGTAAGGGTAGATAAAGCACCACAGTTAATGACCTCAAACGCGATTCTGATTGCGACCGGAAAAACGGTAACATCAGAAGATAGAGAACCGTTCTATACTTTGTTGGCGGTAGAGTTTGGAGCCGGTATTTTTTATAACTCCAAAGAGAACCCGAAAGCACCAGAACTTGGATTCGGTGTCGGCACATATCCTGGGCAAATACATGCTTTTGAAGATGGTTGGTACTATTGGGATGATAAGACCGAAACATGGCGTTATACCCATGGTATCAAAGCCACAATGCCTATGTATAATGCGGAACAACAGATTATTCAGCAGTATGTAAAGATTGCAAGGGAGGTATTCGGTGGAAAATGAGTTAAATAGTTGGGCACTTGATTTTGAAGATACCGTTTACCGATTGCTGAAAGTTTACATGGAAAGCAAAGAAATCGGAATCAAGGTAACGCAGGACGAGGAATCGAACGGAACACCTGTTTTTCCAACACTTCTTATACAACAGATTGGATTTACAGAAGCCGGGAGAGATACAGAGTCTTATTTTATTAACGCAATTCGCCCAACATTTCAAATTACAATAACAAATAAAGGAAGAAGGGAAAAGATTAAGGACATTGCAGAGTATGCAGTGTCCTTTTTTAAATCAAAAAATTTTGATGTTTCAAATGCTGTGTTCACGATTTCCAAGCAAGTGCGCACGGCAACTTTTCGCGTATCGCGAATTATTGGAGCGTATGAAAATTTAGCATAGCCGCGAGGCAGAAAGGAAGCAGAAAATCATGGCATCAACAAGTTATAAGTCGCGTGTGATTATTAAAGAGCGGAACAAGCCGACTTTGCAGGGACTTACAACCTTTTACTTGCTGCAAAGTCTATTCCATCTCCGGCATCACCGCCAAACACGGTTGAGTCAACCACGATGGAAGACCCACAGCAGACATTTGAGAAAGGTATTAAGACAGCGGATTCCCGGGAAATCACAGGAAACCTTGCAAAAGAATATCTGGAAAACATCGAAAAGCTGGGAGATAAAAAGGTTGACATTATCCACCTGTACGGCACAGATGGAATCGGTGGCGTTGCAAAATACGCATACACCGGAACTGTTACCGCGACACCGAATGATGTAGGCGGTGTAGATGAAATCCTTGAAATGACCGCAACCGTTATCCCAAGTACGGCATCGGAACTCGTTACCGACAAGCTGAAAGTCGTTGATAACAACGATGGAACATTCACTGTAACAGTGGTGGGGTAAAAAGCCTATCGGACGAGCAATCGACCGCACCGGTAGGCGAGGATGAACGGTCGATAGCAGAACTTGAAGCAATAAGATAAGCAACAATGGGGCGGTGGCAACACTGCCCCTTGCCAATATAGGGCAGAAAGGCAAGGTAAAGTATGAAAGTAAATTTAGGAAATAGCGAATATTCAATCAAATTTGGTTTTAAGCCAACATTAAAGTCACATCTTATCAAAGATGTATCAGAGTCGGTAAGCGAGCAGGACGGAAGTTTAGAATCCGTAGAGAAACTGTTACTTGAAACACTTCCTAAGATGCTTCTTGTAGGACTGCAAGTAAACCATAAGGACGAGTTTGGATATGACTACGATACAAACGAGAAATACGATGAGCAGTTTAATAAGGTGCTTGATCTGCTTTCTGAAAAAATTGACGATGGTGAGATTGACTGTATTGAGTTGTTCAACGAATTAGAGAATGAGTTGGAGTCAAACAGTTTTTTAGCGAAAATGATGGAGACGGAGAAGAAGAATCGAACACCGGCAAAGAAAACTCCATCCAAGACAGCCAACAAGAATTAACATGGGAATATTACGTTGCGGAAATCCGTCCGTTTTACCTTGTGGTGACAAAAGGCTACGGATTTTCCGTTGATGATATAGATATGATGAATCCAGAGTTGCTTAAGCCTTATGTGGATGCATATAAGGCAGAATGGAAGCAACGCGACATGGAAATGTATATGTGGTTCGGCAGATATGCAACGTCAGCACTTGTGACCGCAATAGACGCGACATTCGGTAAGGGTAATAGTAAGTACGTGAAAGAAACTTGCTATGATTCCATCGAAAAGCATAATACGGACGATCCCGATGCAGAGATGCGAGAAATGCTTAAGGCGGAAGAAGCATGGGCGGCTAAATCAAGGGAATCACATTTACCAAAACCAAAGATAGTTTAAGAAAAGAGGTATTATTATGGCAGTAATTATCGGAAGTGCGCGGCACGATGAACACGGAAACTGCTATTCTGGTGGAAAAGCCGGAGACCAGACCGGGCAGGAAGTTTCTACGCAGAAGTTTTACAACCATTCTAAGGGATGGTACGTGCTAAGGGCGAAGGACGATAGGGTTGCGGAGAAGTTAGCCGAAGCTATGCAGATTGCATCTGGCAATAAAAATATCGGCTATGACCAATCGGAACGCTACGGAGTCATTAAACATGGCATTAACACAAAGGTCAAGACGGAATGCGATTGTTCTTCTCTTGTACGTGCTTGTATTATCTATGCATCCGGTAAGGATGTGGGAGATTTCAATACATCCAATGAACGACCGGTAATTTTGAAATCCGGTTTGTTTGATGATATGGGTTCTTATCATGCCGGTTTTATTCTTCGCAACGGAGATATTCTTGTGACACGCACAAAAGGTCATACAGTGATTGTTGTAAGCGGTGCGAAGAAAAGCAAAGCCAAGTATTATCAGAAGTATACCGGAAATTCCGGTTCAATCGTAGAAGCATTAAAAGCGGTTGGGGAAGATGATGTGTCGAAAGAACATCGTGCGGAAATCGCAAAAAAGAACGGATTTTCCAATTTTAAGTTTACATCAGAGGAAAATTCAAAAATGCTTTCTCTTCTGAAAAAGGGAAAACTGAAAAAGTAATTCAAGGGCGGTAGGGGTCAAATCCTGCCGCCTTTTTAACCGGCTATCAATGTGGAAGATAGCCGCTAACCTAAAAAAGTTACAGGAAGTTGGTGGATAAATGGAATTAGAGTCTCTTGAAATAAAAATCCAAGCGCAGGCACAACAGGCAAGCGGTCAGATAGATGCGCTTGTGACAAGACTTGGGCGATTATCTTCCGCGCTTTCTGGGCTTAGTACCGGAAATCTGAATAGTCTTTCCACAGGGGTAAACAGACTCGTAGGGGCAATGACGGCAATGCGTGGAATTGACACACGGACTTTTTCTGCAGTTGCAAGAAATGTAAGCAAATTAGGCTCTATCAACAGCAAACAGATTAATGCTGCGGCTGGTTCTATGCGTCAGATTTCCAATGCGGTAAAAGGGATTTCTGGAATGTCGGCATCTGTTAAGGGTCTGACCGACCTTGCATCTGCAATCAAACAGCTTGGCTACCAGAGTTCCACCAAGGCGATTGAAAATATCCCGAAACTTGCCACGGCAATGCGACAGCTTATGTCCGAACTGTCGAAAGCCCCTAGTGTAAGCCGGAATATTATTGACATGACAAATGCATTGGCAAAATTATCACGTACCGGTGGAGCGGCAGGAACAGCGGCAAAAAGCATCACAAGCTCATTTAGCGGATTTAGTTCCGGTGCTTCTGCGGTTACTAAGAAGTCGTTTTCCCTTGCGTCTGCAATCGGAAAAGTGTATGCAACGTATTGGGCTTTATTTCGCGGATTTAGGCTACTTGGAGACGCTATTGACATATCATCCTCACTGACAGAGGTTGAGAACGTTGTAAGGCAGACATTCGGGCAGTATGAAAGTCTAATTAACAATTTCGCAAAAACATCCATTGAAAAATTTGGTATGTCCGAATTGT